CATACTTAACATTTACATACTTGTAATCTGGCAAATTATCATAAATATAAATGTCTTCTTTATTTTTTTCACCTGTCTCATGTAATAGATTATCATTCAAATCATATTCTTTTGTCCATACTTTACTATCATGTGACAAGTTATCACTAATTTCAGCCGAAGGATAAAGTGAACTATAATCTACACATGCTACCGGATTATCAAGATACAAATTGCATTTTGGAGTTAGAACTTCGGCACCCTCATATCCACTATCATCCAATTTTTTTTCAATTACTGGCATAAGAGTTTTCTTTTCTCTACATTTCTTTGAAATATAACTTGTTAGTTTAATACCTTGTCCTCTCATAACTAGGAAATTCATAGGTACACTACAAAGTTTTGACATCTCTGTATATCCTGTTACCACATCGATTTTTCGCATCAAATGATGTACCAAGTTGCAATCCTGAATACAATATTTTGCAATAATCGCTTTTTGATCAGGACCTTCGTTTGTCATTCTGAAAATATCTTGGGGTGTTACATCGTCCTTTGCTAGTCCCCATTTTACTTGTTTGTTCATATCTGGTTCTTCATGTGAATCAATTACAAAAGTATTATCAGTAATTTCAATAACTTTGAATTTTTTTCCTTTTTTGTAATAATCAACTGAATGTGCTGTTTCTTCAAAATTTACATAACAACCTACTTCTAGTCCAGTGAGATTTTTACTGTAAATTTTTGTTGTTCCATCAATATGTTCTAGTTGTTTTACTGTATCACCAATGAAATATCCAGATACATAATCCAATTTATATGACGTTAGTTGATAATCACGGCGTAAATAATTATACAGATCAATTTGAAGTCGTCCATTCATTTTAATGAATTTTAACTCGTGTTGTCCACTAGCAATAATAATACTACTTTCTTCAATACTTTCCTTTCCCGTTTTCCAATCTTTCTTAATACAAATTTCATTTCTATTACGAGACATTTGAAGAAATTTATTTACACAATCCACTTCTTTCGCACGTTCATACAAGAAGTTATAATCAAAACCAAAAATGTTATAACCAATAATAATATCTGGATCTTCATCTTGAATAATTTTTTTCCATGCAAGCAATAATTTCTTTTCGCTACTACAACACTGAATTACTCCATTTTCTACATTTTCCATATCATCACATTCTTTTAAAACAATACAATGATTCAAATATGGTTTCTCATCTCCGTATTTCAAAAAGGTTGATCCAATAAATGTTACATTGTCACCTTGAAGTTTTGGAAATACTTTATCTAGTGTTTTTGTTAATTCTTGGAGTTTTGTATCTCTTGAATAACTAGTATCATTTAACATATCAATAATTTCACCTTCCTTATTTGTATATTTTTTAATATACTTCTTTCTATTGTATTGTGTCTTTTCTTCAATAACATTATCACCTTGTTCTCCTTCCTCAAGTTCATCATCATCATCGTTATCTTCAATTTCATTCAGATTAATTTCTTTGCTTGAAATTTTTTCCAAAGCAGGTTTCATAACAATCCATCTATCAAACAACATATCGATATCATCTTCCGTTGGATTTGTTTTAGGGTAGACAATGTCTACGTTGTTACAATTTCCATATCCAAATGCTGTCATTACCATTTTCTTCAAATCATTTTTATCTACTTCATATTCCATTTTATCTACAATATCAATAATATTGGTAGCAAGTTTTTTATAATTTTTCACAGGAAGTGGAAAATCACCGTGACTACTACTAGCCTCAATATCAAAACTACAAATCTTATATGGAACAACCGTTTCTTTCGTTGTCAATGAAATGATACTTTTATAATTAATCGTATACTCATATTTACATGTTGTTGTCCGTGTTCTATGAGGTAGACATTTATTTTTTGGCAAAGCAATCCATCCAGAAGGACTAATTTCTTTAATATGAAACAATCTCAATAGAGGTGGAATATTTGATTCATAAATCTCTGTTTTTGTTCCTTCATATTCATACCCTCCTTCAAGTAGACTTCTATTGAAAATACCATTAATTGTTGTATCTACAAACCATAATTTTTTTGCTTTGTTAAGTGCTGGCATATTTGCAAATTTCAGCAAAATAAATTTATGAAATTTACCACCATCAAAACCATAAAGTTTTTTTCTTCGAATAAGTTTGCTCATAATAATAGAATCTTCATAATATTTACCCATATGTTCTCGCAAGTGTGAAGTAAACATCATTTTTTTTGTTTCATTAAAATTATCATCGACTTTTACATAAAAATATGGCTTGAAACCTTCAACAAAAATTGCTGCTGTTTCACCTTTTTCATTAATTCCAAACATTTGCACCATAAACTCTTTGCTATCTTTATAATATACTTGTTCATTATCGTCTCTTTGTACTGTATCATCATATATGTTAAACTCAAACAATCGAAATGAGTCGTGCATCTTAGTAATTTGTTATAAATTGTATGTTAATTTAGGATTTATCATTTTAATTCAATTTTTCAAAATAATATATTATTTTCTTTTGTATTATTAATATATATATATTAATAATGAAAGTTAAAAATGGTATAAGCTATGAAAAAAATGGTTGGTTATACATCTCAATAGAAGGTGACGCATATGAAAGAGGTTATGCATATGGTTCTTTAATTGCTGATGAAATGAAAAAAATAAAAGAAATGTTAGAATTTACTATATACAATAATTATGGTCATAAATGGGATTTTTTTATCAAAGCTGCTGAAGAACACTTTAAACCTATGATCCAAGAAAAATTTCCTGAATTTTATGATGAAATGTTGGGTGTAGCGGAAGGTTGTACTGCTGCAGGAACAAAAACTTCAATTGATGAAATTATTGCCTGGAATAATTATTTTACAATTACAGAATCATGGTACAGTCATATTGAAAGTGATTCAAAGAGACATGTAAATCAAAGAGGTGAAGGAAAATCACGTGATAGATGTAGTGCATTTATGGCAGTCGGTGATTACACAAAAGATGGAAAAATTGTTGTAGCTCATAATAATTTCTCTGATTTTATTGATGGTCAATATGCTAGAGTTGTTCTTGATATTAAACCTAAAAATGGTGCGCGTATGTTAATTCAAGGTTTCGTTGGGTGGATTTGGAGTGGAACAGATTTTTTCGTTACTAGTAATGGAATAATTGGTACTGAAACAACGATGGGTGGATTTTTAGAATATGAAAAGAAATACCCTATTTCATGTCGTATTAGACAAGCTATGCAATATGGAAAAACTTTAGATGATTATGTTGATATTTTATTGAAGGAAAATTCTGGTGATTATGCTAACGCTTGGTTATTCGGTAATATCAAAACAAATGAAATCTTACGTTTAGAATTAGGTTTGAAATATCATAACGTTGAAAGAACTAAAAATGGTTATTTTATAGGATTTAATGCCCCATATGATCCTAGAATTAGAAATCTTGAAAGTTCAAATACAGGCTGGAATGATTTACGACGTCATCAAGGTGCTCGCCGTGTTAGATTAAATGATTTGATGGATATACATAAAGGTGATATAGATACTTATGTTGCTAAAGAAATATTATCAGATCATTATGACCAGTATTTATGTAAAACTAATCCTTGTTCACGTACAATTTGTTCTCATTATGAATTAGATGCTCGCGAATTTATGTCTGATCCAAGTAGACCTAAACCATATCAACCTCGTGGCGCCATTGATGGAAATGTGTGTGATTCTAATATGGCTAAAAATATGTCATTTGAATTAAGATATGGTAATTCGTGTGGAATTCCGTTTCTTAAAGATAAATTTTGCGATGAAAACAGAATTTGGGAAGATCAACGACCCTATCTACATGATAGAGTACAACAACCATGGACAGTATTTTCTATAACTGATAAAAAGAGTAAAAGTAAAACAATAAAAAAGAAACTCAAGATAAAAAATAAAAATACTAAAAGAAAGTAAAATTATTAAATAAAATAATTTGTAATGTTAAATAAATTATTTTATTATATTATTTTTTGCGAATAACTTTGCTATTTATTACGCATATAATAAGGTTTTCAATGATTCGATTTGGAATTTAGGTTTTTTACTGTAATTCATACATTTTTTTATACATTTTTTTTTATGTTTTTTTGTTTTACAACATGTTCTGCATCCTTTTTTTCCATCCTTCTTACCTATACACGACGTCTTTTTCTTGTATTTTCTTGACTTGATTGATTTTCTTAGTTTTCGTGATTTTCTAGAATTTCTTACTTTTCGCGATTTTTTTCCACCGGATTGTTTCTTTTCTTCAATAGAAAAATTATTTTTAATAAATTCCATCATATCATTCTGGCTTCTATCACCATTATATTCTTTTTTTATTTTACCACCTTTATCAATTTTCATAATTGTAGGATATCCAGGTATATTATTTTTAATAGTATTATTAATTTTTGGAATTGCATCGGCATGAACTTCAATTATACTCATGTCTCCGTCATATTTATTTTTTAACTCTTTTGACATGTTATTCCACGCATCTTTCATAGCAACACAGTGTCCACAATTTGGATGATAAAATTTTACAAAAACAGGTGCTTTCATTAACTCATCATCAAATATAAATGCATTTGAGTCATCAATACTCAATACTTTCATTATATATATATATTATTTAGACAATTAACTTTTGAAAATATATTTATATTAATTTAATATATATGATGAAATTGTTCTTTACAATAATAATATTTTTATTAGGACTAAACTATGTTTTAAATTACAATAATATTAGTGAATCATTCGAAAATAATTATAGTAATTCAAGTAATTGTCCCAATATGTTAATTCAAGAAGGTAATGAACTACATTTATTTAACTCTAAACGTGCTAAAATACCAGGTGTTAATCCTCTTAAATTTAATAATTTAGAAGAATATGTAGAATTTTTAGAATGGCAACGAAGCCAAGGCATTAATTGTCCTGTATTATTTTTACATTTATCATATGATACTCAAGGAGAAAAAATTTATAAAATTCGTCCTAGTCCCACTGATATGAAAGGCGGATTACCACCCTCTATTCCATTAGGAACTACAATCCAACCACAAGATAAGTTATTTGATGCTACACGCGATGATAAACCCTATAATCAGAATAGTTATCCAGCTTTTGATCCACAAAATCAATATATTGGATCTAATACTCCTCTAGATAAAATGTTTGTTGACAAATCTTCCGTAAGTCCTAATCCAATGGATCCTAATTGGGGAGGTCAAGCTTACACTCAAAAATTAATAGATACTGGTTATTATAAAGATAATGAAGTTTCTATACAAGTTGCTTAAAGCAAAGTATTTAAAGTATCATATACATTGTCTGACTTAATTACCCCACTTGATATAAGTATTCCTTTTGTTCCTAATTTTTCGGATAATACAATGTCTTCTTTATTTTTTATTCCTCCACCACAAATAATATCTATATTCTTATCAATATCATTGATTTTACTTATTATGTCTTGTAATATTTCTTGATTACTTGAAGTAACTGATATATTCCCACCAATCAAATTTATTGGTTCATATGCAATATAATCGACTTTTAATTTCGCAATCTCTATTGCTTCATCTAAATTTGATACGCAAGCACAAACTTTGAAATCACTATCAAAACATTTAATTAATTGTTTTATATGTTGATAACCTACCTTGTGTTCTACATGATTTATTAAAGTTCCTTTTGCTCCTCTTTCTTTTGCTAATTTTGGATTCAATTTACCTGTATTAGCACCATAATTAATTGGATCTAAATGTTGTGTCCATACTTCTAAATCTGGATATAACTCTACTATTTTTGTTAAATCAAATGGAGATACAACTATGATAATTTTGTATTTTGTCTTATTGTATTTTATTGAATTGATTATTTCTGCTATTATTTCTGCATTTTTACCACTTGATTCCTGATAACATTTAAAATTAATAATAATATTCATCATTATATTATTATTATCTTAATGGGTTTATATCATAATTTATGTACTATCAACAAAAATCATTACTTCATTTAATGATTTCTTAAATTTACTTAAATTATTTATTTCTTCAATTACTTCTTGACCTTTATTGTTTAAAATATCACTTGAATGTTCTACTACTTTTTCTAACATTTGCTGTGAAATATTTTTATCCATAGCTATAATTAAGTCATCATAACTTTTTCTTTTTGACGTATCAAGAGAAAATTTATCATTAACTTCATTCGCTTCTTGAGCCGCCGCTGAAATTTCTGAATTAATATTTAAATTAGTCATACCTTCTAATACTTTAGACTGTATATTGAAACTTTTAAGTGCAATAGTCACACAAATTAATATTACTACTGCTAATCCTAAATATCTATATATAGTATCTGAATTCATTATATAGTATATTGGTAAAATTATTTATTTGTATTAACTATTATTGTATCATTCTTTTGTAGAATATATTTGAATATATTATGTTTTGTTGTTTTATTTATTGATCTTGTTTTTCCATTTTTTATAGTAATACATATATCATCTAAACATTTTGTGTCATTTTGTAAATTATTTATCAAATTTGTAAATGTTTTAAATTTAATCATTATTGCATTTGCAATTGCACTACTTACACTAGGAATTTGAACGAGGAATAATTCAGATATATTATCTACTGTGATATTTGATTTTTTTGAGACCTTAATTACATCCGTGTAATTTTTATTGTTAATATCTTCATTTCCATTATAAAATCCTTCTTTCTTTTTTTCTCTCATTAACTTATCATAAAAACGATAAATTGTTTCGCCTGTTTCAATACAATTATTTGTTCTTATTAATGAAAAACCTTTATAATAGCTTAAAGTAAATATAGCACTATTTATTGTTTTTCTTTGTTTATCAATTATTTCTTTTGTTTTATGTCTTTTTTGTTTATTACACCAATCATCTATATTACCTTCTATTATATAATATATATAATGATTATGTGTATCTAGTTTATTTAATCTATATGATTGCTCATTATATCGACCATCTTTTATTGATGCTATCAAATCATCCAACGATTTTCTCTCAAATAAAACAAGTAAATTATCATCTTTGTCATAAATACCGATATCACCAACATCTAAGTTTTGAACTATTATATTTTCATTATAAGATGTTTCCATATATTTATTTATAATATCTATAAAATTTTTTGGTTCTCTTGTATCTATTATGAGCTTCATGTTATTAATATAATAATTAAGTTATTATTAAATTATTTTAATTATTATTATTATTATTATTATTATTTAAATTATAATAATTATTTATAACTTGGGAGAATATCCAAATGGTGAAGGACCAGCAT